AGCATACTCAAGTGATCTAAGAGTTGTCCGTGCTGCAAATACTGCATCAAGAAATGCTGTTGCAAATGGTGCATCAAAACTTGTTAAAAACGAAACAGATTACACAAGTAATCATTCAGTAGGTGGTACATCAGGTTGTATCGCAAAATTTCCTGGAACATTAGGAAATTCTATTGGTGTTGCTGTTGCTGACTCTAATACTGCTACTAATTGGGCTTATGCAGGGCAGTTTACATCTGCACCTTCAACATCTGATTACGCAAAATTAAATAATAGTATCAATGATGAATTACATATTATTGTTTACGATACAACTGGCAAGATTTCTGGAACAGCAAACACTATTCTTGAAAGTTTTGCATTTGTTTCTAAAGCATCAGATGCCAAGAATTCTGATGGTACAAGCAATTACTATAAAGAAGTTATTAATACTAAATCTAGATGGATTTGGTGGTCCTCACATCTTGCTGGAACAGATTGGGGTAGAACAACTTTACAAGAGCCAGCTTTTGATAACATGACAACTGCATTAAATCTGAAACTTTCAGGTGGTGTAGATTCTGTTTCAACAGACGGTGATATTATTCGTGCATATGAACTGTTTAAAAATGCGGATTCTGTTGATGTTTCATTAATCATGACAGGTAATCATAGCGATGCTGTTAAAGATAAGGTTATCGAATTAGTTGAAGCTCGCGGTGATGCTCTTGCATTTGTTTCTCCTGAAATGGGCAATGTTGTTAACAATATCGGATCAGAAGTGTCTGCTATTACAACTACAAGAAATAATTTAGCATCATCTTCATATGCAGTTATGGATTCTGGATGGAAGTATCAATATGACAAATATAATGATGTCTATAGATGGGTTCCATTGAACGCTGATTTAGCTGGTTTGTGCGCTTATACAGATAATGTTAGAGATGCTTGGTTCTCACCAGCAGGTCTAAATCGTGGATCAATAAGAAATGTTGTAAAACTTTCTTGGAATCCAACACAAACAGAAAGAGATGCTTTGTATAAAATGGGTATCAATCCAGTTTGCACTTTCCCAGGCGAAGGTACTGTTCTATGGGGAGATAAAACTCTTCTGGCTAGACCATCTGCATTTGATCGAATCAATGTTCGTAGATTGTTTATCGTTCTTAGAAAAGCGATTGCTAAAGCTGCTCGTTCCACTCTATTTGAATTCAATGATGAATTTACCAGAGCACAATTTGTAAGCTTAGTTGAACCATTCTTGAGAGATGTTCAAGGTCGTCGCGGTATTTATGACTATCGTGTTGTTTGTGATACAACCAACAATACTGGTGAAGTTATAGATAGAAATGAATTTGTTGGCGATATTTACATCAAACCTGCTCGCTCAATCAACTATATTCAACTGAATTTCGTTGCTGTTAGAACTGGTGTTAGTTTTGATGAAGTCGTTGGTAAATTCTAATAAATAACGAGAGATAGGAGAAAAAAATGGCTTTCAATGTAAACAATTTCCGCTCTCAAATGACAGGAGATGGGGCACGTCCAAATTTATTTGAGGTGTCTCTAACCTTCCCTTCATTTGCATTGCCAGGTGATGCGCAAAGAAAACTTACATTTATGTGTAAAACTGCACAGCTTCCAGGTTCAACCGTTGGAACAGTTCCTCAGTTTTACTTTGGGCGTCAACTCAACTTTGCAGGCAATAGATCATTTGCTGACTGGAATATTACTATTATCAATGATGAAGACTTTGTTATTCGTAACGCATTTGAGCGTTGGATGAATGGAATCAATACACATGCATCAAACATCCGTACACCAGCAGCAATTACTGATTATACAGTTGATGGTGTTGTCACACAATATGGCAAAAAAGGCGATGAATTGAAAAAGTATAAATTTATCGGTTTGTTCCCAACAGATTTGTCACCTATTGATGTTGACTGGGGTTCTAATGATTCTATTGAAGAGTTTAATGTAACCTTAGCATATCAGTGGTGGGAATCTGCTTCAACCGGTGTAGTTTAACAGTGTATTTTATTATTATGGGGGAATGATCAGTGCCACTTAAACTGTTTGGTTTCACATTGGGTAAGAAGGACATTGCTCAGGAAGAAAAACCTGAGCAATCATCCTTTGCTTTACCATCTGCTATAGACAACGACGGTGCCGTTACTATTACGCAAAATGCGTATTATGGCACTTATGTTGATCTTGATGGTGCAGTAAAGAATGAATTAGAATTAATCACAAAATATCGTGAGATGTCTATGCATCCCGAATGCGAAATGGCTATTGATGAAATTGTCAATGAAGCTATTGCTCGCGATGAAGATGGTGTTATTGTTGAACTTGATTTAACAAAATTAAAACAGCCAGAAACCATCAAGAAAAAGATAAATGATGAGTTCAAACATATTCAAAAGTTGTTGAATTTCCAAAATCTTGCAGATGATCTATTTAAAAGATGGTATATTGATGGTAGATTGTACTATCATATCGTCGTAAATGAAAAACAACCAAAGCAAGGTATTCAAGAATTACGATTTATTGATCCTAGAAAGATTCGTAAAGTTCGTGAAGTGAAGCAGGATAGAGATCCAAGAACTGGTGCAAATGTAATTAAAGCTATCACTGAGTATTATATCTATAACGATAAAGGCTTTATTTCACAAGCTGGTTCATCATCACAAACTGTAGCTGCACCTGGTTTAAGAATTACAACAGATTCTGTTATAAATGTAAACTCGGGTCTGATGGATTCTAAAAATACATATGTTGTTTCTTATCTACATAAAGCAATAAAATCTTTGAATCAATTGCGCATGATTGAAGATGCGATTGTTATCTATCGCATTTCAAGAGCACCTGAACGCAGAGTATTTTATATCGATGTTGGTAACTTGCCTAAAGGTAAAGCTGAACAATATTTGCGCGATATTATGATTAAGTATCGCAATAAAATGGTTTATGATGCATCCACAGGAGAACTGAGAGATGATAGAAAACATCTATCTATGCTTGAAGACTTCTGGCTACCTCGTAGAGAAGGTGGTAAAGGAACTGAAATTACAACATTACCTCCTGGTCAAAATCTAGGAGAACTTGCTGATGTTAACTATTTCCAAAAGAAACTATTACAGTCATTGAATGTTCCTTATTCAAGACTTGAGCCTCAAGAAGGTGGTATTGTTGGTCTTGGAAGAACAACAGAAGTTAGTAGAGATGAATTAAAGTTTAATAAGTTTGTTGATAGACTTCGTAATAAGTTTTCTATCATGTTTGATCAAGCACTTGAGACTCAATTAGCTCTAAAGGGTGTTTGTACAAGAGAAGAATGGAATGAATTTAAAGAGTTTGTTTCATATAACTACAAACAAAACACAAGCTTTAAGGAGATGCATGAAGTTGAATTACTCAGAGAAAGATTGAGTACATTGAATCTTGTTGATCCTTATGTTGGAAAATATTATTCTTCACAGTGGATTAAGCGTAAAGTATTACGATTTACTGATGAAGAAATTGAAGAAATTCAAAAAGAGATTGCAGAAGATCCTGATTCTAATGTTCCTATGCAAGTTTCTCTTCAACAGCAACTAGCTCCACAAGAAGAGCCACCGCCACCGCCAGAAGATAATGGTGCTGATGCGGATCAGCAACCACAAGATAATGTGTCCGACGAAGATCAAAGAGATGATAATAAATCATTGACACCTGATCTTGATGCAGAAGTTGATAGATTGGCTAGTGTTAGTCAGATGAATAAATATAAAAAATTTAGATAAAAGAAAATACTATGAATCAAGTTAGACAATTCATTGATATGGTTGCATCAGATCAAATGGCTGATGCCAAAGATGTTATGGATGAAATGCTTTCATCAAGTGCATTTGAGCGAATGGAAGAATTGAAACATAATCTTGCTGCATCTTTGTTTGGTAAATCTGTTTCAGAAAGTCTTGTTGCCAGTGGTAGTGATGAAGAAGATGAAGAAGATGATGAAGGTGATGAAGAAGATGATGAAGGTGATGAAGAAGATG